GACCTTTCGGGTCCTTGCCGAAGACGATGTCGAGCGCGCCTTGGATCTCCGGGCCGTGCTTGCTGTTTTGGGGCAGCACGACCGGCGCCGACACCTTCTGGCCAGGCGCCGGCAGATTCGCCGCCCCGATGAGCGCGAGCACCGCCTGAGACTTGGTGGCGTGGATGTAGCGGCCCGTGCTCGGCGCCGTTACCGAAGTGTTCGGGTGGGCGATCGTGTTGGCTTCCCAGCCGTAGCCCCAGTTGTGGACGGTGCCGACCGGCTGCCCGTTGGCGCCGATCTCGAACGATTCGCGCGACGGTCCCCAAGTGTTGCGCCGCTTCTGGATCGGCTGATCGGTCAGCTTGTAACCGGCCAGGCCCGGAGCGCTAAACCGCTTCGGGTCGTTGACGTTGGCGATCGCATTGATCGCACCTTGCTCGGTCGCGAAATGGGGTGTTCCGCGGATGATCGGCGTGTTACCGCCCGGCGTCTGGATTCCGCCGTCCACGAACGCCGTGTAACCACCCGAGGAGGCGTGAACGACGATGCCGGCATGTGTGCCGTTGACGGCGACTTTCGTCACCGCCTGGTTGTTGGGCCAAGCTGGGCCGGGCGAAGTGGTGACGAGCTTTGCCGCACCAGCAAACGCCGGGTTTGATGCCGTCGGCGTGTTGGTGTGGGTGAGGTCGGCGAGCAGCTTGGCGGCGATCGAGTCGCGATCCTCGCCACGCGTCAACGCCACACCACGCGCCTTCGCCGCATTCACCAACTGCGGGCGGGAGAACTTGTCAAACGGGTGCGCACCCTTCTGCGGATGGTTGTTGAAGTCGGCGATCGCCATCTTCAACAGATCGATCATCGGTCGGAACTTGCCCGCCAGCGGGTGACCCTTCGGATAGCGCTGGTGTTTGCCCGGGTCGAACACGCGGACTTGCAGCGCCTCCGCCTCGAGCTCGTTGAGCGCGACGATCAGCGCGAGCGTGTCGTCGTCGAGTGTCCCCATCGGGTCGTCGTCGGGCAGCGGCGGCAGCGGGTTGAGGAGGAACTTGTTCGCGCGCTCGCGTAGCCACGGGCTGCCCTCGACAGCGACCGTGCCGTAGCCCGCCCCTTCGTCCTCGTCGTCGTTGCCTGCGGTGCGGTGCTTGCCTGGCACCTTCACCCCGCCGACGTGTTTCTCACCTGGCCAGAACCCGAACACCTCATGGAACCAGGACGACGCGATCCGCTTCGCATACGCCGGCGTCATCCCCTCCCACTTCAGGATGTGGTGGTACAGCGCCGTCCACGGATGCAGGTGGGTGGCCCACTTCGCGAGCCCTTCGGGATCCTTTGTCCAGAACCGCTTTCCGCCCTCGGTCAGCGGCGACACGTCGACGCGAAGCTCGGGCAGGTCCATCACCCGCTGCGCGCGTTCGAGCAGCTCGTCATAGGACAGACCGTCGAGCGCCTTCATTCGAGATAGCTCTCGCTGTCGGTGTTTTCGCCAAGCGGCGGAAGGTGCTCATCCTCCCGGACCTCGTCGACGGTCTTGAACTTGTTCGCCAGGGCGATCGCGTGTGCCTGGTAGCGGGTCATCGTGTCCGGCCGCAGGATCGCATCCAGGTCGGCACGGGTGCAGGTGCCACGCGGCTGCGCCAGGGTGAGCGTCTGCTCGAACTGGATGACGTCCGGGTTGAGCCCGAACTTGAGCAGGTTGATCGCGTCGGCCTCAAGGTTGGAGTACGTCTTCGAGGATTGCGCCCCGCCGAGCCAGCCCACTGGCAGTTGGAAGATGTGCTCGAGTTGCGAGTTGGTGAACTTGCGGGCCTCGACCATCTCCATCTCTTGCGGATTCCACGACAACGGCGTGAACTCGATCGTCGGCCCGAGCGCGGCAATCGTCCTCGTCGCCTGCGACTCCAACCACGCCGCCTTAGCGTCGCGCATGTCATCCTGCGTCGCGTCCGGGTTCGACGTCGTCAGCACACCGGTCGGCACTCCATGCTGTGAGATCGCACGCGCCTGCTTCTCCTGCTCCGCGGCAAGGTTGAGCGTGTTGAAGTGCGCCTCCAATACACCGAGGCCGCGTTCCGCGCCGGGCTCAGAAGGCCCCATGAAGTGGATGACCTCGCGGGAACTCAGCTTCATCCGCCCGATCGAATACTCCAGCGCGCCGATCGGCAACGGCGAATCCATGTACTTCGTGATGCGCCGCACCCCGACCGACATCGCCGACACCGGAACCACCGCGGTCGGCCAACCCAACGGCGAATGGGCGGCGATCACCCAAATCGCGTTGCCGTGCCAGATGTAGTCCAGCATCGTCGACATGAACGTCGTCAGCCGGGTACGCGGCGGATTCGGCTGATCGAGCAACGGGGGCGTGGGTTCGATGAGCTCCTCGGGCTGGCCGGCGAACTTGCGGTACGCATACCAGGGCACCTGCGCGAGTAGACCTGCCCGTAGCAGCGCCGCCCGCCACGCTCCCGGGATGGACATGCCGCCGCGGTACGCCGACGAGCTGGCCCAGTCCGGGCTGAGGTTGTCCTGAATGAAGTAGGTGGCGGTGGCGTTGGTGATGGTGTCCTTCACAGTGATCTGTGTGGACCTCGTCTGCGGAGAATCCGCTAGCAGCCGCCCCAATCCCATTTAGATCTTGCCGCCTTCGCGAAGCATGCCGACCGCAACAGCGACAACGCCGCCGACGACCAGCGTAATAGCTGAACCCCACTTGAGGTATACGCCCACGAGCGTGGCGGCCGCGCCTGCCAGCTGCATAAAGTTGGCGAACGTCGGCACCGCGGTGATCCTCAGTCCGCGTATCCTCCGCCGAGGCGCCGCGATCGTTGGCAGGACAGTAGTTTCCTCGTTCATCTAAACCACCCACGGTTTCTGTAGGACCTTCGGTTTCTCCGGCGGAGCCAGAGTCGTCGCGAACATAGCGCCCGCGGTCGCCGGCGCGGAGTCAATCCGGCGGCGATGCTTCCCCTTTTGCAGCGTCCACCCGCGATCAGTCGACTTCGGCACCGCCGAGGTCATCTGATCGCAATAATCGGGCGAACCGTCGTGCACGAAAATCTGATCGACGATCGCCCGGTAAAGCACGTTATAGGCGATCACCATATTGCGGCCCTGCTGCGGCATCCGGAAGATAGGCAACCCTTCCTCCTCGAGCGTCGGCAGCGTCGGCCACCACGCGGGATCCGCGGCAATCCAATGCAAATTCGAATGAGTCGCCTTCAACAGCCGCAGATAGTCGTCGCATTCCGTCTGATCAATAAGCTCGCCGTCGGGCACCCAAATCTTCGAGGTCGCTTGAAGTCTGCCGCCCGCAAGCTTCTGCACCACAACGATCGCCGCGCTATCGCGTTTCAACGCCATGTCCACGCCGACCCACGTCGGCAAGTCGAAGTCGACGACCACCTCGCCGCGGCACGCATCCCACGCACCCACAGGAAGCCACGACTCGTCGGACGGTACCCAGCGATTCCAGTAATACCGCTTCGCCCTAAACAGCGGCATCGACCTGAACTTGCCGACCAGCCGGCGCACCGACGCCACACCACGCGCCGCCAACGGATTCGCCTGCCGGATCCCCAAGGCGATCGTCTCATCAGACGGATCCGGATCGTTCGCGATCGAGTCGTCGGCCTCCATGCACAAGAACAACTGATTGCGCGCGAACGCGCCGCGCTTGCCCTCCGCGACCTTACGCCCGAACACAGTCGACAGATCATTACCGGCCGTCGACGCCCACACCGTCAGCGAATCCGACCGCTTACCCGTGCCGGCATCGGCCACAGTCAGCGCCCGCTCGTGTTCCTCGGACACCATCTCGTGGACCTCGTCGCACAGGTTCGTTGTGCCCTTCGAGCCGTCCGCCTGAGCCGCCGTCGCCGGGATCCGCTTCGCCGAGGACTTGCGCTGCGTCATCTCGATCGCCTTGGACATCGCCACCGCGGTGCCGCGCATCGGCGCCCCGTCCACCTCGAACGAGGCCCGCATCTCCTCGAAGATGAACTTCGCCTGATCCTCGCTCGCGGCCATCACCACTACCGACGCGTTGTGGCGGGCCTTGCCG